TCATATTTTTTCGGAAGAATCAAATAAGAAAAAAAGCAAATCATTAAAAGGAAGAATTCGTTCTAAAGAACATTCTATGAATATTAGTAAAGGCTTGCTGGGTAGAAATTTATCTGATGAACATCGTAAAAATATTAGTAAGACAATGTTTGGAGTAACTAAATCTGAAGAACATTGTAATAATATTAGCAAAGGTCTTACTGAAAAAAAATTAACAGAATCTCATCGTAAAAGTATTAGTGATGCGTTAATGGGCATACCATTATCTAAAGAACGATGTCGAAATATGAGCATTGGCAGAACAGGTATGAAATTTTCAAGAGTTGAATGCCCATCATGTGGTGTAGTTGGTGGAATAAATTTGATGCATCGATATCATTTTGAAAATTGTGGACGGATACATAAACAAAAAATAGATACTTGTCCTAACTGTGATAAAACTGGAGGAGTAACTAATATGAAACGATATCATTTCAATAATTGTAGGAGCAAAAAATGATTGAATTACCGATTAAAAAAGGCGACACTGTAAAAATGGGTAAATTTAAGAATAAGCCAGTAGTAATTAAATCTATTAAATGGAATGAAAAGGGGGATTTATTGATAAATGATCGCCCAGCACTTAAATTTAGACTTTTTAAAACTGTAAATATTTTCGACAAAGGTTTTACTGAGGACATAAAACGTGATAGTGAAGGATATGGTAAATATAAAGAACCAATGGATAGTGAATTTGATGAACCGTCAAAAACTAAGAAGTTAGAAGGTAAGTCTACTTATAAAAAAATAATGGAGATGGAATAATGGAATGGTTAAAGAAGTTAATTATTGCGATTTTAGGACTTTTCGGGTTGAGCACATTACTGAGTGCAAAAAAATCAAAAGAAGCCAAAGAGTTGAAGAGGGTTATTAAAGAGAACAAGAAAAAAGAAGAAGTGGTACTAAAAGAAATAAAAACTTTACAGAAAAATAAGAAGAAAAACAAGAAAGAAATAACAAAATTAAAACGGAAATTGACTAAAACTAAAAAAGATGTCCAGAAAATGGAAACAGCCTTTGAAAATGATGACGCAGATGATGCAGCAGAATTTTTAAGGAAATTTTCCAAAAGTAAATAATTATATATAAGGAGAAATTAAATGGCAGATGCAGGGACAATGTTCAGATCATTACCAACAGACCAAAAGCTTGGTGATTACAATGGTATAACAAAAGTACTATCGAGTACAACAGTAGAATTCACTGGATCAAACGCTGGAGCTGCATTTATAGTTGAAAATACTACAAACGTGGTTGTTCACGGATCAGGTGGTGGAACACTACCATCGACAGTATTAAACACGAAAACACTATATCCAATTGGAGTAAACAAAGTAGTAATTGGTGAAACCGGTGTAGTCTACGTATTACATAGATAATATGAAATATATTTGGATAGTATTATTATCCACTGTTCTGTTCGGGCAACAGACTTTTACAGACGAACAGGTAGTGGCTATAGCAAATCAAATAAAAGAACTTCAGTATTCTGATAGCACTAAATCTGTGCAACTTGGAATATACGAAGAATTACTGGTTGGTTATAATGAACAGGCTAAAACCGATTCTACTTTATTATTAAAGAAAGATGAACAGATTGGATTATTAGAAGAACGTAATGATTTATTGGAAAAACAAGTGAAACTTTCCAAGCCTTCGTGGTATGAAAATAAATGGCTATATTTCACATACGGAGCAGCATCTATAATTATACCTACGTATTTTGGAATAAAAATTGTGGAAGTAGCAAAGTAAATGAGTAATAGCCAAAACATAAAAGAAATAATAAAGGCCGAATACATAAAGTGTGCTAAAGACCCAATATACTTTCTAAAAAAGTATGCTGTCATTCAACATCCAATAGACGGTAAAATTCCATTTTCCTTATATGATTTCCAAGAAAAAACATTAGAAGATTTTAATAAGCACAATTATAATATTATTCTCAAAGCTCGTCAGTTAGGAATATCCACTCTCGTAGCTGGTTATTCATTATGGATGATGACCTTTCAAACAGACAAGAATATATTGGTTATTGCTACCAAACAGGATACAGCAAAAAATCTCGTAACAAAAATACGAGTTATGCATGCTAATCTTCCAAATTGGGTAAAATCCAGTTGTACGGAGGATAATAAATTATCTTTAAAATATTCAAATGGTTCACAAGTAAAGGCAATTTCCAGTGGTGAAGATAGTGGTAGATCAGAAGCATTATCATTATTGATACTCGATGAAGCCTCATTTATTCCAAAAATTGATGCAATATGGACAGCGGCACAAAGTACCTTATCTACTGGTGGTCAATGTATTGCATTAAGCACACCCAATGGAGTAGGAAATTGGTTTCATAAAACATGGGCTGGAGCTGAAGAAGGGAAAAATGATTGGAATTTCATTAAACTCCATTGGACAGTACACCCAGATAGGGAACAAGATTGGAGAGATGACCAAGATAAACTATTAGGTCCTTCAATGGCAGCACAAGAATGTGATTGCTCATTCATCACATCTGGTCAAACTGTAATTGATGGTGTTATACTTGAAGAATATAAAAATACCCACATTGAAGAACCAATGGAAAAAAGGGGATTTGATAGTAATTTATGGATATGGAGACCACCAGATTACACACAAGATTATGTATTGAGTGCTGACGTTGCCCGTGGTGATGGTAATGACTTTTCAGCATTCCACGTAATAGATGTACAGAAAATGGAACAAGTAGCGGAATATAAAGGAAAAATATCCACAAAAGATTTTGGTAATTTATGTATGAATACTGCAGTAGAATATAACAACGCGTTACTCGTTATTGAAAATGCATCAATAGGTTGGGCAGCAATACAGCAAGTTATAGACAGAGATTATGATAATTTGTTTTATACGAGTAAGGATTTACACTACGTGGATGTTCAGCGTCAAATATCAAATAAATATAGAAATATGGATCAAAAGATGGTCCCGGGTTTCAGTATGACCATGAAAACACGACCATTAGTAATAGCAAAATTAGAAGAGTATTTTAGAGAAAAAACTGTAATAGTTCATTCATCTAGATTGATAGAAGAATTGTTTGTATTTATTTACCACAATTTTAAGGCACAGGCAATGGAAGGATATAATGATGATCTTTCAATCAGTCTTGCAATAGGTATGTGGGTTAGAGATACAGCATTAAGATTAAAATCAGAAGGAATAGCATTACAGAAAGATGTATTAAGTAGAACATTAGATTACGAAGCAGTTTACCAACCAATGGATAATAGAAATGATTCTTGGGAAATGGAAGTTGCTGGAGAAAAAGAAAATTTAACATGGTTAATAAAATAATAAGAGGGTAAAATGGCAGAATATAAAAGAAATTGTCCAACTTGTAATAAAAAATTAACTTATACAAGTACGTCTGGATATACTTATTCAAATAAAATAAATTCTAATTGCAATTCGTGTTCTCACATTGGAAAAATGAAAATTTTAAATGAAAAAAAATATGAGAGATTTTGTCCAAAATGTATTGTGGAAGTTTTACATACTACCAAATATAGACGAGACTTAGCAATCAAAAATGAAAGTTTGTGTAGGAGTTGCTCACAGAAAGGTAGAATTTTATCTGAAGATCATATAAAAAATATAAGTATATCAATGTCTGGAAAAAATAATCCATTTTATGGAAAGAAACGTCCAGAATTTAGTAAATTAAGAATGGGTCATGAAGTGAGTAACGAAACAAGAAAAAAATTAAGTATTGCAAATACTGGAAACATTCATACAGAAAAAACAAAGAAAAAACAAAGAATATCTGCCATAAGAAGAATTGAACGAACTGAATTAAATGGAGGTCAATTGATACCAAACTACAACCCAGACGCCTGTAAAATAATAGAAAACTACGGAAAAGAAAACGGCTACAACTTCCAACACGCAGAAAATGGTGGTGAAGTAAGAATAGGTGGATATTATCCAGATGGATTAGATGAAAATAGAAAAACAATTATAGAAGTTGATGAAAGTCATCATTTTAAGAATGGTGAATTAAGAAAGAAGGATATAAAACGACAAACATATCTTGAAAGTTTAGGATATGATGTTATACGAATTAAATTAAATAGGAGTAATATAAGTTATGGCAGATAAAAGTTTACGGAGCCGTCTCCGCCGATTATTCAGCACAAATGCTATCGTTAGACACGCTGGTGGTAAAAAGTTAAAAATTGCTGATACAAACCAAGTTCAGAACGCTACAAGAAACAGTCTTGTGGACAGATGGTCCAGAATACACACCAATTTAACAACTGGTGGATATGGACACGCTCAAGCAATTAGTTTCCAAGCACAACGTCTTGGATTATTCAAAGATTATGAAGAAATGGATAATGACGCAATCCTGTCAAGTGCATTGGATATTTATGCTGATGAAAGTACGTTACGATCCGAATATGGTAAAGTGTTAGAAATTAGATCTGAAAATGAAAATATTCATGATATATTACATAATTTATATTACGATGTTTTGAATATAGAATTCAATCTCTGGCCATGGGTTCGTAATATGTGCAAATACGGTGACTTCTATCTTTATTTGGATATTAAGGAAAAATATGGCATTACAAATATAGTACCACTTTCAGCGTATGATGTTACTCGTATAGAGGGTGAAGATCCAGATAATCCATACATGACACAGTTCGTAGTGGAGCACGGTGACGCGAGACATAGTTCAAATATGAATGGCAACAAAGAATTGGAAAATTATGAAATGGCACATTTCAGATTACTATCAGATTCAAATTTCCTACCTTATGGTAAAAGTATGATTGAAGGTGGTCGTAAAATCTGGAAACAACTTTCACTTATGGAAGACGCTATGTTAATCCATCGTATTATGAGAGCACCAGAAAAGAGAATTTTCAAATTTGACATTGGAAACATCCCACCTGCAGAAGTTGATAACTTCATGCAAAAAGTTACAAATAAAATGAAGAAAGCTCCAGTTATGGATACAGCAACTGGTGATTACAATTTAAAATACAACATCCAAAATCTTACAGAGGACTTTTTTATCCCTGTTCGTGGTGGCGATAGTGGAACGTCAATAGAAACTTTAAGTGGTCTTACATACGAAGCTGTGGACGATATAGAGTATTTGAGAAATAAACTCCTAGCAGCATTAAAAATCCCAAAACCATTTCTTGGTTATGATGAAAACGTAAGTGGAAAAGCTACTCTTGCAGCCGAAGATGTTCGTTTCGCAAGAACAATAGAACGACTCCAACGAATAGTAACAAGTGAATTAACTAAAATTGGTATCGTTCATTTATATGCACAAGGTTATACTGACGCTGACCTAGTCAATTTTGAATTGAAACTTACAAACCCATCCACAATATACGAAGAAGAAAAGATAGAGTTATGGAACAACAAACAAAGTCTTGCGTCAAGTATGATGGACTCCAAAATAGCAGATACAGAATGGATTTACAATAACATTTTCAAGTTTACAGAAGAAGAGAAGAAGAATGTTAGACTCGGTATTATTAAAGACCAAAAACGTAAATTCAGATGGGATCAGATAGAACAAGAGGGAAATGACCCAGTTCAAAGTGAGGAAGCAGTTGGAACTCAAGGTGCTATGGCAGGTCAAGATCAACAAGGTGGTGGTAGTCCATTTGGGAGAACCGGAAAAGAATTAGATATGGAAATGCCAGACGACGGTTGGCCAGGAAGTGGTCGTCCAAAAGAAGGTCCAAAATATGGTAAAGATTCGAGTATCAGAGGTCGTGATCCATTAGGGTCACATGATAAAAGAAAGGCAAGTAGTGGTAGTCCGAAATATGGACTCGCATTAGCACACTACGATACATTAAAGAAAAGTTTAGGTAAAATTGGTAAAGAAGATAGGAAGATTTTATTTGAAGCTAGTGATGTAGAAGAAGAATATAAAAATGAATTATCATCATCGTTAAGTAACGAAATAAATGATTGATTATTAGAAGTTTTTATATTTATAGATGAAGAAATATACTTATTTAGGAGTTAAATTATGAGTCAAAGAGTACGTCATAGTAAAATTAAGAATACTGGGATACTTTTCGAATTACTATCTCGTCAGATCACAGTAGACGTGATGAATGATAATGCGAAAAGCAAATCAGTTGAAATTTTAAAGAAATTTTTCAATGAGGGAACGGAGTTAGGTAAAGAGAATCAACTCTATCAAGTTTTATTAAAGGAAAATTATAATTCACCACGGAAAGCTGAAAAATTACTTGAAGTAGTTTTAAAGTCAAGGGAAAAACTACAGAACAAAAAATTACGAACTGAAAAATATAATTTAATTAAGAAAATTAAAGAAAATTATAAAGTAGAAGATTTTTTTAATGTGAGAATACCTAATTACAAGGTATATGCTTCAATATATAAGTCATTTCTTGCAGAAACTACTCCGGTATTTGATCCAGCAGATGAAGTAAATAGTACATTTACTATAATGGAACACATCACACGAAATAAAACAAAACCGAGAAATACAGACAATAAAACTCTTGCTGAATTCAAAAAAGAAGATACAGATTTACGATTGTTGTCTTATCAGTTAATGGTGGATAATTTTAATGGTAAATATAAAACTCTTAATTCAATGCAACGAAATCTATTAAAAGAATATGTAAATAACATTTCTAATACAAATTCATTAAGAGAATTTATCAACGGTGAAGTTAAAAAGGTAAAAGAGATTTTGACTAAATCACTACCAAAGATTACTGATAAAATTACTAAAATTAAGTTAAAAGAATCTATAGCACAAGCTGATACTCTAACAAAAGGTAAAATTGTTAGAGATAAGCAGGTTGTATCACTAATGAGATATTATTCACTTATTGGAGAACTTAGAAATGTCGTTAAATAGGGAAAGTCTAATACGAAAACTCGTCCGTGAACTTATTAAACAAGAATTAGATGAGGCAAATTCAACTGCAAGTGTAGGTGGTAGTTATAATACACCACACGCTTTCAGTGGTAGTAATAAAAAGGGTACTAAAAAAGGAAAGGCTGGATACACGAAAGGTCACGAAGAACCAACTCGTGGAACTGGTTTATATGTCACAAAGAACCCAAAATTGAGAAAAGAGTCTATAAACGAATCAAAAACTCCAGGATTTACCAACAGGAAATTCGGTGATCCACTTCCAACTTTAGCTGGTATCATGAAAAATCACAAATCAAAAGTAAGAGAGGGAAAGTATCATGATTACAGAAATGATGAATCGATGAGTGCTAAACAAAAAATTGGTCAGTCAATGAGAGAAGTCCGTGATAAACTAAATGAGTTAGATAAGTTAGTTAAGATGAATGTCAAACTAAAAACCGAGCTGTCCATTGATTCCAGAAGCTACTGGAAAAACACTCACAAAGCCATGGGCAAGATTAGTGAAAAATTGGTGAAATTATCCAATAAAATTGGGAAACTGTATTAAGGCCTAAAATGCCCTTTACAGAAAATAAAAAGTCCTATTTGGACTCTTTGTTTAGTATTTCTACTTTATTAAAACGATGGCACACCGAAATACAAAACAAAGATATAAATAAGAATTATATGATTGATTCACTAAATAAGTGGATTAAGAAACTTGAAAAGTTAAGACATGAAATAATGATGGGGAAATCAAAATGAAAATAACTAAAACACAATTAAGACAAATAATCAAAGAAGAAGTAACTGAAGCTTATATAGATCCCGATGATGCACCTAAGATGTTAGTTGATGGGTTGAATACGTTGAGAAATGAGATTTTCAATGCAACTAAATATAAAGGTAAAGTAGAAGGATGGGCTGAAAAATACTATAGATCTGTACCTGGGATGTTGGATATGATATCTCGGCTGACTAAAATAATAGGGAAAATGAAATGAAGACATTATTGGAATTAACTAAAGCACAATTAAAAGAAATAATTAGAGAAGAAATTTATCTTATAGAAAATAATTCAAATTTTGCTATTGATGCTAAAAATTCTATACAAAGTATAAAAATATCATCACTATTAAAGAAACAGTTTCCAAATGTTAAATATGAAAAAACTTCAACTTTTTTTGATTTTAGTGGTTATATTGATAAAAGTGTAGCCGATAAAATTTATAAAGCCCTAAAAGGAAGTGGTATAAAATTTAATGTCGATGGTATATAGGAACAAATAAAATGAAAATAACCAAAACACAATTAAGAGAAATAATCAAAGAAGAAATTCAACTATTAACTGAACGCAGTCTTTCTGGTGAAATGGAAGAATTAAAACTCTACATTGATAATGATTCTCGTTTATATAATGGTACATATATTCCAATATTAAAGAATTTATCTAAAAAGAAACAAAAGGGAAAGTATAATTCATCATTAGCCATGAAAGGATTTGTATATCTTGTCAATGATGGAGCTAAGAAGTATGTTAAAGAGTTCGGTGGAAACGATAGAGACATATTTCCAAAGAGACAAAGAATTATGTTAGCAAAAGATTATGTAGATGAATTTGAACAAATTTTTAAAAATCAAGAATATGATTTTATGAAAACGGAGAAGTAATGTGATAAAATTAAAAAAATTAATAAACGAAAGTACACCTGGATTCACAAAAAGAAAATTTGGTGATCCACTTCCAACACTTGAAGATGTAATGAAACAACATCAAGAAAGTAAATTACAAGAAGATTGGTGGGATGATTTAGATAGAGCAGACCAACCAACTTACACTAAATCTCATTCAACAAGACAAAAAGTACAGGATGCTAAGGTAGACGATGGTGCTGAAATCACAGTAAACGGAAAACAATACAGATCAATTACAGAATCAAAAAAATCAAGTTACAATTTCACGGAATTACATGATAGAATTATCAATAGGAGAATATAATGAGTAATAGGCAGTTGATTGTCGATTATCTCCCGTTTGAAATTTCACGGGAACAAATAACTGAATCACTAAAAACTAATCAGGGTCGTCTCGTAGTGCATGGAGTATTACAGCGAGCAGATGCAAAAAACCAGAATGGTAGAGTTTATCCAGGCAAGATATTAGCTCGTGAAGCAACGAAATATTCTGAAGGATTTATTAATCAAAAACGAGCAATGGGTGAATTAGACCATCCAGAATCATCCGTGGTAAATTTACAAAATGTATCTCACAATATTACTGAAATGCATTGGGAAGGAAAAAACTTAGTAGGAACAGTAGAAGTATTAGGGACACCATCAGGAAATATTCTAACGGAATTATTTAAGGCAGGAATAAAATTAGGTATTTCGTCAAGAGGTATGGGTTCAGTAGAACCACTAAAGGAGGGTGATGGTCAACAAGTAGGAGATGATTTTGAGTTAATTGCATTTGATTTTGTCAGTAATCCAAGCACACACGGTGCATTTTTATATCCACTTAAAGAAGGAGTAGAGAAAGTAGAAGATGGTAGAACGTGTAACAAATACTGTAAAGTAGAAGAAATTATTAACGACATTATTAGAGGAGAGTAACAATGACAAAAACACAATTAAGAGAAATGATTAGAGAAATAGTATCTGAGGAAGGTGATGCATTTGACGCTCCAATCCCAGCACAAGTAAAACGACATATGAATAAGTTTATCGAAGCCACAAAAGGTGCAAATTTAAACAAAAAGAAAATTGGTGCCATTTTAGGTCAAGTAGTTACTGCACTTGGTATTGAGGCTAATGAATTAGCAAGATACGTTAGATTAGTTAAAAAGGAATTATAACATGAAAGATAGACAAATATACGAAATGAACAAGAAATGGAGAGAATTCCGTCTTGATGAAAAACTAAACGAAGAAAATGAATCTCTTTGGACTTGGGTATACAAAGGTGTATTGGGTGGATTCAAAAAGGCCGAGAAAAAAGGTGGTGGTAGTGTTAGTTTAGATGAAGTTGCACGAGGTGTTGCATTTCTAATTAAAACAGAGTTTGGTGGTGGTGCAAAAAACGATTTTGTAAAATCACTTAAAAAGTATATTAGATAATGAAACCTGGTCATCACACTTGACCATATAGTGGTGAAGAACACCCAGTTTGGGTAAAACATAAGGAAGAACCTGTGGACGAATATAAATCAAGATTATCAGCCTATCTTAGTGATATGGTACGAGAAGAACTTGAAAAATACGATGGTGGATTCACAGATGAGTGGAATGACCAACGAAAAAAGAATGCCGAAGTCTTGGGATATAAACTTTCAGGTACAAGTGATATAAAAGAAACCAAGAAAAAAGATTCTCGTGGAACGGAGAGGGATTACAAAAAAGAATACGCAAAGTATGGTTCATCCACTAAATCTAAAAAGTATAGAGCTGAATTAAATAAGTACAATCGTAAGAAAGGTACTTATGGAAATGGTGATGGTAAAGATGCATCACATAAGGGAGGAAAAATTGTGGGATTTGAATCAGAATCAAAAAATCGAGGTAGAGCCGAAAAGAGCAGATTGAAAAAAGAATCCGTAAATGAAGGCCAAAAAAGATTTAGAATCGGACATAATATAGGTAGAGCTAAATACGTTATCAGTTTCCATAACGGTAAATCAAAACATACTGACGGAAGTGATTTTTGGGATCTGCAAATCCATAAAAACAAAAAATCTCTTGAAAAGGGTAAAGAAGATTTAAGACAAAAGGGATACTTTGAAGAATCCGTAAATGGGGCAACAAAGAGTAGATTGAAAAAAGAAACGGTATCACGTAATACACTCCGTAAAATAATTAGAGAAGAATTACAATCCGTAAATGAAGGATTGTCAGGAAGTATTTTGACGAAAGTTAAAAAGAATTCAAAAGATGTTTATGGTAGAACTGATTATACTGCAGATGGTAATCAAATGTCTTATTATAGTGGTAATAACAAATATTATATTGTCTTTCATGGTAAAAAAGGTGAAGTAACAAAATATATTGATATGCCAGGAAATGTTAATAAACACGATAAAGCAGAAAAATTCTTTAAAGATTTTATAAAAAAATATGATAGAACTAAAAAATTAGAATCCGTAAATGAAGCTAAAATAGCACATAGTAAAGGTGGATACGTAGAAGTAGGGAAATGGTATTTACTTAATTATGGAAAATGGAAAGACACAGTTAAAGTAGTGAGTATAGACGCCAAAGGAATGAAAGTTTATAATCCAAATGATAATTGGAGATACACCATACCAATGACTATGATAAAGAAGAAAAAGATTGGTGGATATATGACTCCGATTGACGAATCCATAAATGAAGCTAAAAGATATAAACTCGGTGATTCATGGAGTAAAGATTTTGATTATGAAGGTATGCTAAAATGGGGTATGAGTGTAGATTGGAGAATGGATGAAGAAAGATTATTATTACTACATCATTCTCTTGAAGATGTGAATTATCATAATATAGCCACCCCACTTTGGGATGCGATGGTTGCATTGAAAACAGATAATAAATCAAAGGCGAAATCACTTTTGAAAAAAGTTAATAAACTTTCTAAGCATGAAATGAGTGAATCTATAAATGAAACAAAACTTACAGAAGATTACAAAAACTCTGAATGGGAAGTATATGTTGCTGATGAAAATGGTAAAGAAAAAATTGTGAAAAAAGCTAAATCTAAAAGAGCAGGAGTTATTCTTTACAATAAATTAATTAATTCAGATAAATATCACGAAGTTGGAATGAGAGTAGTTAAAGAATCCGTAAATGAAGCTAATGCATCAACAATCAAAAAAAAATTATTAAAACAGTACGGAGGAGTAGTTATTATGAAAATAACTAAATCACAATTACGAGAAATGATTAGAGAAGAAATTCAGAAGTTGAATGAAAGTTCATTGGACTATGAACAGGATTTCAAATGGGCTAATGAAAACGAATTAAAAGTAATTTCTAAACTTATTTGGATGAATCCACAAGGTATAGCTGGTGTTATTAAAATGGGAAAGAAAAAACCAGCAGAATTTAAAAAATTAATAAAACAAATGGCTAAAAAGGGATTGGGTGAATCTATAAACGAAGGTGGAACCGGAAAACTCGGTAAAGACGAAAGTGATGATATTCGTCGGTATCGTATATACCAATAAAAATAAAAAACCAAAAGATATTCTTAAATTGGTATTGAAAGATACATTTTTAACAAAAAATATAAAACAACAAAGAATTAGTACAAAAGAATTATTGAGTTACATTGAAGATGAACTTAAACTGACTAAATTCATGGGGCGTTAATTAGGAGAAATTGAAATGTTAAAATTAAAAAAATTAATAAACGAAAGTGCACCTGGATTCACAAAAAGAAAATTCGGTGATCCACTTCCAACACTATCTGATATAATGAAAAATCAAGCAATACAGGCTACTATAAATTATCAAAGAGGATATCCGTATAAAACCCATCGTACTGGTACAGAATTAGAATCTGTAAATGAAGCAACATATCCAAAAAAAGGACAAGTAGTAGCTATTGGTAAAGATGGTATTAAATTTAAATTAGTAAATATAACTCATGGTCATGTAGGTATTCCAGATGACCCATCAGGAACAAGTTTTGAATTCCACGCTCTCAACAAAAAATATGGAAAAGAACATTTCACCAAAAAGAATTGGGATTTTGCTATGAAAAAGGGTTGGATCACAGTTGAATCCGTAAATGAAGATAATATTAAATTTTCTAAAGAAGAAATGTCACAATTACATAAAGATGGTAAAGTAGAAAAAGGTGGTCATACAATAGAGTTTAATGAATCAACTAAAGAATATGGTAAAACATTAGATAAAATCGCTAAAGATAGACAATTAAAATCTATTTCTAAGAAAGACAGAGATACTTTAATAAAGATAGCAAAATTAATGAAAAGAGCAAATGAATCCGTAAATGAAGGAAACTTAAAATATGTAATTCAATATAAGAAGGATAAAAATAGATATTTAAGTAATAAATCCAGAGATGTTAAAAAAGTAAAAGACGCATTACAATTTAAATCTGAAAAGGACGCAAAAAATCAATTAAATGGATTGGATTGGCAATTCAGAGGAAATTATAAGATTGTTAAGTTAAAAGAATCAGTAGAAGAAACACAATTACGAAATATGATCCGAGAAGAACTTACGTATCTTAATGAGGCAACGGAATTTATAGTATTTTATAAAGGAAAACAATTTACAGTAAAGGGTAAAGATTTATACAATGCTAAAAAAGACTTCATTTCTAAAAATAAAGTTCCGATGAGTAAATGGGGAACATTAGCAATTATGTCTAAAAAATCATATGATGATCAACAGTTTAGGTATGAGAATATAAACGAAGCCATCGTAAAGCCATCTAAAGTTCAAAGTGAAGTAAATAAAATTAAAAAGAGATTAATAAAAAAAGCAGAGAGTGGTAAGTTTTATGAAAATTTTGGACAAAAGGAAGTTGATAAATTAGAAGATAAATATATTGACATATCAAGTTATACAGTCGAGATGAATAAAATTCGCGACATTCTAACTGATTTTAGAAAATGGGCTAGGAATTATTCACCAAATTAAACGGTCTAAGACGTGGAAACAAAACTATGAAAATAACTAAAACACAATTAAAACAAATGATTCGAGAAGAAATTCAATCACTTAAAGAAGGTGGTATGGGTATATTAGACAAAGATCAAACAGATGTATTACATGCAATAGTAATGAGAAATAAATCTAAAAATGCAAATGCTATTCTTAAACTTGTAATGAAAGACCCTATGTTTAAAGATGAAGATAAACGAGAACTATTGGGTTATATTGATGGTGTTAAACAATTTGCTAAATATATGTAGATAGGAGAAGTGACGTGTTAAAACTAAAAAAACTAATAAACGAAAATGTACCAGGATTTACCAGTAGAAAATTCGGTGATCCACTTCCAACACTATCTGATATAATGAAAAATCATCAGTCTGTAGTAAAAGAAGCTGCACCAAAAATGAGAGAGAAACCAGGTCAGAAGGAATTGAAATCAATAAAACTACAATTAGAGAGATTAAAGAGTATAGACATATCTGGAAAACACGCGTCTAAACTTAAAAGTGCAATAAGTAGCACACAGAAATCTATTAGTAAAATTGAAAATATTATTAGAATGAGTAGTACACTTTAAAATGATTAGTTTAAAGTCCATGTTAAAAACAGTAAAAGAAGCTAGAATAGCAAAGCCAAGAAAGGGTCGTGAGACTCCACTGGATTCAAAGGTTCAAATACCTGGATTCGGTGTAATGACCAGAAAACAAATGCAAGGTAGTATTCAAAGATACTTAAAGGAAGTGACTAATTATATAAAAAAAGGTGACGCAGAAAAAGCTTATAACACATTATATAAACGTGAAGTATTAAAAGGATTTTTAGAAACTGAAATTAAACACAGTGGAAAATAAAATGAAAATAACTAAAACACAAATAAAACAAATAATCAGAAATGAAATAAAATCTATATCATTAAAAAAAGAAGCTGAAATTGGGAGATCATCTATAACTGTATATAAAACACCCAAGGCATTCAGTAAATCAACTAAAAATGCCATGGATATAGATAAAGAAGATGATGACGTGGAAGAATCAATTGCAGCACAATTTAGAAAAAGAAAATTTCGTGGACTTGGTAGACCAATAAAGGTAGGATTAAATGAAGATACAAGTCCAGAACAATTATTAAAACAATTGGGATCTGAATTAAAGAGGCACGATTGGTGGTATATGATGTCTGATGATCATAGATATTATGTAAATGGTACAAGACATATGGATACTATAAGAAAAATAATTGGAATGGTAAATAAAGCAGGACAAAGTAAAAGTGGTGAAAAATTATGGAATAAACTCGCACCTAAACCATTCCACGGAAATTATCCAAGTGATTTAAAAGAGACTATTAATGAAAGAGTGGCAAGTCCATTTTCTGAACATTTAAGAAATGCACAAGATGAAATTGAATATATGATTTCAGAGCACGGAGAGGCAGAAGGTGAGGGAGTTTATTCAAACCCAGCTATGGCAATAAAATTACTTATGATAGCACAGAAATCATTATCCAAAATTAAATAATTATATATTTATAATTGATATAGGAGAAAATAATCATGAGAAAAAAGAAAAAATTAAACGAAGCAATAGGTGGAATGGTATCCCGTTCAGCATTTGGTGGACTATACAAAAATGTTCCAACTTCAACTTCATTAAAATCAATAGTAGAAGATATTTACGGACAGGATCAAAAATTTGACGCAAATGGATTTATGAGTGAAGTCTCTAAATTTAACACTTATGGTGTCCAAATTCATAGAGAAGGAAATCTTAAAGAATTAGCAGTAAAACTTTCCAGACTTGCAGAAACAGCAAAACAACACACTCTACAAGAAACTGATGACTGGTTCGATAAGGTTACTGTATCCAGAAATATGAAAGAACTAACAGGTCTTTCAGGTCAGTTTAAAAAGGTGGCAAGTGAAGCACAATCTCTACAAGAAAGAATGAGTGGTCTATATGAAGACATGGGCCACATTCTTGGTAGATATTATGAAATTAATGAAGATTGTGATGGTGACCATGATAACTTAGACGAAATAGATTCAGTCAAAGAGGGAACGTATCAGGTCTTTTTTAATTCTGCAATGAAAAAATTTGGAGTATCTTCACCAGATGAATTAGATGATGAAGAAAAAGTGAAATTTTTTAATTACGTGGATAAAAACTATTCTGCAGAAAACGAAACAGATTAAAACATCATAAGAGGTAATAAATGTTACAAGTAAAAGTAAAGAATAACAACGTAGAATACGCACTGCGATTATTAAAACGTAAAGTAAAAGAAAGTGGTCTATTGATAGAATTAAGAGAAAGAGAATACTACAAAAAACCATCCGCAAAAAGAGCAGCACAGAAAAAATTAGGTAAAGTTCGTAATTGGATGGCCCAACAAAAATTAAATCCAGATTGGTGTGGAGAACCACCCACAAGTGGATTAAAAGAAAAAATTAAAAAAGAAAAAATACTTTATAAAAAATAATGGAATACTAAAATAAAAATAATTAGATAATACCAGGGAAGTGTAAAAACTTCCCTTTTTTATTTCAAAATATGGCGTAGATAATGTAGCAAAGACAGATAAAGTTAAGAAATTCCTATCTGAAAGAAAAGTATCTGAAAATACTAAAAGTAAAATGAGAAATGCTCAATTTAAAAATACATGGAATGGAATAATTAACAATAGATTCAATGATGAGGTGGTTATATTAGACGAGAACGATGCATCTTTTAGGGGTGTGGATAGTACATATAAATTTAAATGCACAGTCTGTAAGGGTGAATTTGATAGTAATTTGATTTGCAAACAAATCCCGAGATGTTTAAAATGCTATCCATTAAAATCTGGTCAATCTAAAGGTGAAAATGAAATAGTCATTTTTTTAAAAAGAGAAATTCCAAACATAAAAGTTATACAGCGGGATAGGATATTATTATGTGGGAAGGAAGTAGATATTTATTTACCAGATTATAATATAGCAATAGAATTTAATGGGATTTACTATCACGGTGAAAAATTTGGAAAATATAAAAATTACCACTTGGATAAGACGAAATTATGCAATAAAATTGGAGTAGATTTGATCCATATATTTGATATTGAATGGAATGATAAACGGGATATTGTTAAGTCGTTATTATTGAATAGGTTGAATAATACAAAACGAGTGATATATGCTCGCAAATGTAAAATAAAACAGCTATCTTCTACAGAATCTAATAATTTTTTAATGAAAAATCATTTACAAGGCATAGCAAAATCCTCAGTAAAATATGGGTTATATTATGAAAATGAGTTAGTATCTGTAATGACATTTTCAAAATCAAGATATTCAAAAAAATATAATTATGAAATTGTTAGAATGGCAAATAAATTAAACACTTCTGTTGTAGGTGGATTTCAAAAACTTTTTAAAGTATTTAATACTGAAATATTAAAAGATACTGAATCGGTAGTATCATATAGTGATATAAGATTTTTTACTGGATCAATTTACGAAAAATTGAAATTTAGTTTTTTACATAAATCAAGTCCAAATTATTTTTACCGAAAGTCTCATAATTTATATTCCAGACTTCAATTTCAAAAACATAAATTAAAATTAAAATTAAAAACTTTTGACGATAAATTAACCGAATGGCAAAATATGAAAATAAATGGATATGACCGTATATGGGACTGTGGAAACAATACATTTATTTTCCAACCAAAATGATTGGTTTTTTAAAAACCTTATATTTATAGTTATAACAAAATACATCATTCAATCGAATATGATGTACCTGATAATGTAAACCACATTAAAGTTCCTAATAACTTTATTAAATCCAAAAAATACATAATGTAATTTGATTTGTCATAACGGCAAATTATATTTATTTTATATAGGAGAAATAATAATGGATGACTTATTAAAAGACGCAATAGCAGACGCTAAAGCAGTTAGAGAAACAGCACTTGCAAACGCTAAAATCGCTCTTGAAGAAGCTTTCACTCCTCGTATCCAATCAATGCTTTCACAGAAGATTCAATCTGAAATGGAAGGTGAAGAAGAAGTAGATGGTGAAGAACCTGAAGCAGAAGAAGCACCAGAAATCGCAGTTGAACCTGAAGTGGGTGAACCAGAAGCAGAATTTGCAGAAGACGACATTGACCCAACTGATGAATTTTCAGAAGAACCAGCAGGTGAAGAACCCGCAGGTGAAGAAGAATTTGAAGTTGAAGAAGATGAAGAATTTGGTGAAGAACCTGTAGCAGATGAAGCAGAAGGTGATGTAATTGAAATTAACGGTGTTAAATATGCACCAATAGTTTCTGAGGAAGATGAAGAAGCATTAGACGAACCTGAATTTGAAGAAGACGGTGAGGAAGATGAACTTGATCTTGAAGCAATTCTTCGTGAATTGGAAGATGATGAAGAAGAACTCGAAGAAGAATATCACGAAGGTGAAACCGGTGACGGTCTTGATTCTTCTGAAGTTGAAACAGCTGATGAGGCTGAATTGGCAGAGGACTTACAGGATTCTTCCGGGATTGGAGCAGGAGATAACAAAGTTGATGACGATTCAAATGACTCATCTGATACAGGGGCACAAGGCCCTGAAGGTGAAGGCAGTGATGCTGAAGCTGGTAAAGAAGATGATAACCTTGAAGTAGTTGATGACTTAGTTGAAGTCAATGGTGTTAAATACTCACCTATATCTGAAGATGATGAATATGATGAAGAAGACATTGACCTTGAAGAAATCTTGAGAGCACTTTCAGAAGGTGATGATGAGGCTGAAGAAGAAGAATCAGCAGTAGCTGAACTTAAATCAGTCAAATCTGATCTTAAAGAGCATCGCGATGTAGTTAAGTATCTACGTAGTAAATTGAATGAAGTAAATTTACTTAATGCTAAACTTTTGTTTACTAACAAATTATTCCGTTCATACGGTTTAAATAATAATCAAAAGTTAAAAGTAGTAGAAACTTTCGACAGAGCAAGGAACCTTAGAGAAGTTAAGTTGGTATTTTCAACATTAGCAGAATCTTTCGGTAACACGCCAAGCAAGACAACAATTAAAGAGAGTAAAGGCTCAGCTTCTAAAGCAGTAGCTTCTACCAAACCTAAATCCAAAAAAGTAATTGGTGAGGGATTTGATATGAAGAAACGTTTCCAGAAGTTAGCTAATATTCTGTAACTTATTAATAACGTAAATTATTACGATTAGGAGAAAAAAAATGGCAGACAATTTAACATCCATCGAGCAATTGATGGGTAGCTATGATTCCCAACGTAGTCGTTTAGCTGAAACCCAAAAGTTAGTCAGTAAGTGGGAACCTACTGGTTTACTTGAAGGAATCGACCAAGAAAATCAAATTCACGGAATGGCAGTTCTTCTTGAAAACCAAGCTCGTCAGTTGATTGATGAATCATCAAAAACTGGTACAGCTTCGAATTCAGAAGAGTGGTCAGGTGTGGCGTTACCTTTGGTACGTCGTATCTTTGGTGAATTGGCAGCACAGGACTTTGTTTCTGTTCAACCAATGAACCTTCCAAGTGGACTTATTTTCTACCTTGATTTCAAATACGGTACAGCTCAAACAGCTCAACATACGTCAGGATTCGACATACACGGTAACACTTCAGCTTCCAACGCAGACGCAAGTGGTGGTTTATATGGTGCAGGTAAATTTGGATATTCAGTGAATGACCAGCAAGTTCTCGTTGTGAGTGCAAGCATAACCGCAGCTTCCGCTTCATGGAAAGAAGTTGAGTTCGAACCTTCATTGAGTTCGTCTATTGCAACGACAGCATCTGATCAAATAGTTAAGTTCACTATTGAAAAGGCTGACATTAACGCAGCAGCCGATTGGGAAGGTATTCGTGCATTTACAGTAAGTGGTTCGGATGTTTCCGACTATTATCCAGCATATTCATATACCACAGGACCCTTAGCAACAGACGAAGCAGTCTTTTTTGTTAAGTGTACTAATGGTCAATTTGCTGGTACAGATGTAGGTATTGCATACCACAAAGCACCAACTGATATTACTCGTGGTGACTTTGAACAAAGTTCATTTACAACACCAGCTCCAAGTACTGCTGATGATGTAGATATTCCAGAAATTGACATTCAACTACGTTCAGTTAGCATCGTTGCTAAAACACGTAAATTGAAAGCAATTTGGACACCTGAGTTAGCTCAAGATCTTAACGCTTACCATAGTGTTGATGCAGAAGCAGAATTGACTTCAATGTTATCAGAATATATCTCAATGGAAATTGATTTAGAAATTCTTGATATGTTGAAACAGAATGCAGACGCAAGAACAGAATACTGGTCAGCAAAAGTTGGTTTCGAGTTTAATTCAACTACTAACCTATTTAGTGAAGTAAGTGGTAACTCCAATGCTTACACTAAAGGTGAATGGTTCCAGACACTTGGAAACAAACTACAAGCTGTAAGTAACACAATCCATCAGAAAACTCTACGTGGTGGTGCTAATTTCATGGTGATTTCACCTGAAACAGCAACTATCATTGAAAGTATTCCTGGATACGCAGCAGACACAGACGGCGACGCAATGAAAAACTCTTACGCAATGGGCGTACAGAAAGTAGGTGCGTTGAATAACAGATACACAGTTTATAAGAACCCTTATATGTTAGAAAATGACATTTTAATGGGATTCCGTGGAAGTAACTTCCTCGAAACTGGAGCTGTATATGCACCGTATGTTCCGTTAATCATGACACCATTGGTTTACGATCCGGTTAACTTTACTCCCCGTAAGGGCGTAATGACCAGATATGCTAAAAAAATGGTGAGGCCCGAATTTTACGGAAAAGTCATCGTCGCAGATGTCAATTACGTTTAATTCATAGCAGATTAAATAATGAAAAGGGGGAGTTTTTACTCCCCTTTTTTGTGCCTACTTGATACTTATTACTATACGAAAAGGAGTTATGACTATGTATGAACTAAAATGTAGTAAATGCGATACTATAAAAACTTATACGAATAAAAGGTCGTGGTATAATGCCAGACGATGCAAATCTCAATGTAAACCTTGCCAAAATAAAGAAAGTTCAACATATTGGAAGGGCAGGACAAAACCAAATTATCCAAAAAAGACAAATGGGAAAACTACAGATGGTGATTGGGATAGAAATTGTCCAGATTGCAATAAAGTATTGTATTATTCGTCAAAGTGGGGTAGAGATGATGCAGAACGAAATGGTAGAATTTGTAATCAATGTTCCGCTTACAAATATAAGAAATCTTGGAATAATGTAATAACAGATGACCACATAAAGAAAATGCGAGCAACCAAAGCAGGTTTTACTTCATGGGAAGAATACAAACAGAAATATCCTTCCAAGAAAATGTATCAAAATGAAGTTAGACGATTAACCAGAAAACAACCTCTTCACATACTACCAAACTATTCAAAATTAGAAGAAAATTGGGGAAAAATGGGAGAAGATGGGGCTTACCAAATAGACCATATAATTTCTATAAATAAGGGTTGGAAAGATATGATACCAGCCGAAGAAATAGCAAACATTACTAATTTACAGGTTATGAAATGGGAAGATAATTTACGAAAACACTAAATAGAGAAGATTTGTATCTTCTTGATAAATAAAATACTTGACTTTCTCACTTTTATGTCGTAATATCAAATATAATGAACTGGCCCGGACCCATAATAGATAAAGCACTTCAACAATCCGTTGATAGTGATGTAATAGATAAATTTGAAAAAATAAAGATACTTGTCGATACAGACACTAGAATATATCTATATAAAGATGGAAATAAAGAAGAATTAAAGTCTGAATTTTTACACGGGACAAATAAAATATCTGAAGTGTGTAATATAATTATATATTTAATGACCAATGAGTTTGTAGATATAAATGAGAATACTGTTGGTACGCGATTAAACTTGTTACGAGATTTATTTAATACGTGTTCTAAAAAACTAAAATCCAATAAAAACTATAAAAAGGACAAGTTATTTGTTAGTAAGGTTAGGCATACCATAAGATTTTCTATGTATCCATATTTTTACTCTAAAAAAATGCTATCAGGATTACAATTAAAGAAACACGAGCCAAATAAAGAGAATTTGACGAAATGTAATGAGTTATGGAAGAAATACGGTGGAATCAAGGGTACTCCAAAATTAAAATTAGTTCGCCGTGGTAATTGGATGAAATATTTATAAAAAACACTTGACTTTACCATTTATTCGTAGTATATTACAACGTAACGAAAAAGGAAAAGATGATGAACTTAACATACACAACTAAAAAAGGTAAGACAACTTACTTAACGGCTTCAATCTCAAAAGAAACTGAAAAGGCTATGCTACTCTATTTTAGTGGATTTAAAACTGGGAACGAAATGTGGATTCCAAAATCTCAAATGACTACATTAGAAAATGGTGAAGTAGAGATACCAGCTTGGTTAGGTGGGAAAATACGACGTGAATTAACTCACGTAAGTAATTGGAAACCTTATATGGATGACACTAACAGATACGCACCGTGGAGGTAATGAATATGAAAAAAGAATGGATGTTTACATTTGAGAGTGGTGGATGGAATTCAGTATTTGCAGAGAGTAAGTCTGAAGCACGTAGACTTATGCTTAAAGAGTATGGTGATAGAAACCCTACCGCTAGTACTTTAAAAACAGTTGAAGGTAATATGAGTGAATACCGTATGTTATTAGCGTCATTTTAATAAGGAGAACGATATGAATAAAACCACCAAAAGAGAATTATTAACGAAAGTATTTGATTGGTTCGCAGACCGTTCCGATTGGAGAAGTCCAATTAACACAAACATATCATTCGCGATAATGGTAAATAATGGATGGTCAAAAGACTTGATTAATGAAGCCATAGAGTTTTTTACAGCAACTACACCGACTTGGATTCCAGTTAGAGATAATGGATATTATGATGTTGAGTGGAATGTTAAGTCTCATGGATACAGAATGGGACCCGCTGGAAGTTAATTGAAGAAAGTACTTGACTTTACCATTTATTCGTAGTATATTACAACGTAACGAAAAAGGAAACTAAACAATGAAAATAAATATGTTAAACGCCGATACCGGTGAAGTTGAAGTAAGAGAAGTGGATATTAATAATCCAGAATCTATTACAAACTTTGTAACTGAAACAAGAGGAACTCATAACTTATCAGATGAAGATACAGAAAAATTAATTGAATCTATATTTTCAACTGTTAGTTCAAGTATAGTAGGGGAGGCCTAATATGAGTTACAATAACAGTCCATTAAATACTAAAAATAGGATAAACTTTGTTACTAATGAAAAACCAGTATTAGAGTTTATTAAAAATTACCCAGTGGTTGAACTCACTATGAGTGAATTCGTAGGAACTAAACGACAAACGATTGATGCTTATATAAATTGGTTAACTACTTATGGTAGCAATCATTCTAATTTAGGTGGTCGTCCTAAAACAGTTAATTCACCATCATTTGGCAGTAAAACATTCTATAAATTTGATTGGAATGGAGTTAAGGGTTGGGCAGAAGTTTTTCAGTATTTAACAGATAGGGAAGGAAACTAATAATGAAATTAACTACATTTGATGCGGTAATGATAGCCGAGGGTGTTATACCACCAACTAATAAACAAGAATGGATTGACTCGTGGCAGTTACTATTGGATGATGGAACTGTGTGGTCTTTACAGGGTTGGTTTGGAAGAATGGCTACAAGTTTATTAGACGCTGGAATGATTGTGGAGAAATCAAAATGAAAAGTATATTAATTAGTTTATTATTTTTTATATTTATAGGATGTTCAGACAATTCACCATTAAATCCAGTAGTTGAACCAGATGTAATTTCACTTGAATTAGATTCAAGGTTGTTGGTAGATAATAATGGATATTACCATTTAGAGTTAAATCAAGGAAGTTGGCAAACAATTCATAGAATATCTGGTCACGCCTATTGGAATGATGAACCACTTGAAGTATTAAGAGTAAATTGGGAATCATCCCATTTTTGGTATATCGGAGATACTCTTGGGTATATTGTAAGGATGGGACTTACAGATGATTTACAATATGTAAGTTATGATACGAGTTATGTGACTTGGTTTAATGGGTTTGAAGTTCCTGTGGTTAATTCAGTGAGTTACAGTAATTCTGAAGGAGAAGTAAATACGATGTTTGCCCCTGTTCGGTCTATGTTGGGGGATACTGTTACAGTCTGGGCATATTATTGGAATAATGATTATAAAATTGTAACCCAATCAATTGAGATTGTTTTAGATTAAATAAAAAAGGAGTTAGAAATGAAAAAGACACTATTAACCATACTATCACTTTTACTGATTGTTGGGTGTTCCCAAAAACCAGTAGATGAAACCACATTGATTGAAAAAGATGGTGTGATGTATTTACCTGATTCTGATTCACCGTATAGTGGTGAGGTATTCACTAATTATTCAAGTGGTGAAAAAGAATATCAAGGAACTTATGAGAATGGATTATTAGTTACATATTCTTATTTGAATAAAGATGGGAGTGTGAAAGAACCAGTCAATATGGAAACCTTAATTGATCGTGGTGGAAATTTATTTGAGATTAATGGACAAAAACCATATACTGGTGATGTTTTTGAATTGTATGATAATGGAAATAGAAAACTTTCTGGAATACTTAAAGGTGGAAAATTGGTTAGTCGAACAGAGTGGGATTATTATAAAAATGGACAAAAACATGAGGAATGGACTTATAAAAAAGGTGTTTTAGATGGATTATACGTTATATGGTATAAAAACGGACAAAAACAGTATCAGGTGGAATATATCGACGGGAAAGAAATTGATTCTTTTGATACTTGGAATGAAGACGGTGAAATAATGGTGAAAAATGGGACTGGATTAAATATTTGGTTCCATGAAAATGGACAAAAAAGTGTTAAAACTACATTTATTAATGGTAAAAAAGATGGACCATCCACTCAATGGTATGAAGATGGACAGATAAAATCTGAAGAAACTTACAAGGATGGGAAAAATGATGGATTAGTTACTTGGTGGTATGAAAATGGACAAATGGAACAAGAAGTCACTTACAAGGATGGGGAATTCGATGGAAAATTGGAAGGGTGGGATGAGAATGGACAGAAACGGTTGGAAAAAACTTACAAGGATGGGAATCAGATTTCTTCCAAATGTTGGGATGAAGAGGGAAATGAATGTGAATGAAGTGTATCTCTTAGATGCAAATAGATTTTCTCGTAGTTATATGAATAATATCATCAGTAATTAACAAAAAAAGATGGACATAAATCACCCATTTCTCATCGGTATAACTCTGA